CTGTTTAGCCATTCTGCACCTCCTTTGGAACTGTGAAACCAATAACTTGGATTTCATCATCTCCATCATCATCTGTACTGTCTCTATTCCAACTAACGGGACATTCGTTTAGCCATTCATAAAATTGTTCTTTTTTATCTTCTATTACAGAATCAACAAGGAACATTCTATGTTTTTTAGCCAATTTTTCTAAGTGAGGCCAACACACATCGTATATTTCCTCCGTATCAAACGTAGCTACCCATTGACTATGCTTGTTGGTATTAAAATAAGCTTTAACCATTCTGCACCTCCATAGAACGATAAACAATCCAATTTTCTTCTTCAGTATCAATGTTAATACTTTTGTTGAAGGTGTCGCAGATTTGTCTGCAATGTCCCCAAGAACCTACAAACTTATCAAGCTCATGCGGATCATTTGGATTAGCTTTGCTCAGAGGCCGATAGCCAGCTTCGTTCCAAGTTACTTTTGCAACTCTGTAGACACCTTGTTCGCCATCTTCTTTGACAGGTGTGTAACAATGCTTATCTTGATAGCCTTTTCCAAAGTCATCTGGAATATTAGTCTTAAATTTAATCATAACATTTCTCCTATAATAATGTGTTATAGGATTTATCTTATATATTATTAATCAAAGATCAAGGAAAAAGTTTTAGCCCAATCAAAAGGGTATTCTGTTTTGAAGATAGGTTTAAGTCTCAGACCTTTTATTCTCAGGTCTACGGCCTGACTTCCCGCATACAAATACATCACATTTGGTGTCCTGACCAGAACCCATACGGAAGCTCGACAATGTCTAGTAAGCCAAGCGATTTGAGCTGATGAAAGTTTTACAACATTACCTACTGTAACTTTCAACTCTACAAAATGAAATTGGTTTTTATCATCACAAATTAATAGATCAGGGATACCAAGTGTCATCCAGTTTTCTATTCTAGTTAACAATATATCTTTGGGTAGTCGGCCTACAGCTTTTCTAAGTTCCTGATAGAACCCGCTTTCCTTCTTTGGTTGTACTGGTGGCCTCGTTGTCAATAACTTCTTCAGCGTATCTCGGTTCATATGAATCCTTTATTTCTTTGAGAGCTTTCAGAACTTCATCTTTAGACATACTGTCTATGGTGCCATGACGGATTTCAGATTTATTAATATAAATATTTCCGTTTGCCTGACCTCTTCTAAACTCTGCTTGTACTGCGGCTGAATATGCACCATTTTCAAGTGCGACGTCTCTAATTCTTTGTAAGTCTCTTAGATGTCTTTTGTATGTAACACCATATTTCTCATCAAGCTCGTCTCTAAATATTTGTATTGCTCTGCATACATGGGGACATATCTCAGGGTTAGTCATTTCATATGCCCTAGTATGAGCTGATGAAGCTGGGAAGCCCGCATTTATTGCAGCTTCTCTTAATGTTATCATTCCATCATTGCTGACAAGTTCTTTGACAAACAGTTGTTGTCTTCGTGATAACTTACTTTGAATATCTACTTTAGGTCGGCCTCGACCTTTTTTAATAGGGTTCAAATTATTCATATCTCTATATATACACCAGAAATTATTTTTTTACAAAAAACTTTTTGAGGCCCTTTAACGCCATTTTTGATTTAACAAGGTTACATTTTTGAAAACCTGGGTGTAACCACTTATGTAACCACTGAAAGTGTTGATACATAAGGGTTACAGAAGGAAGTTACATAAGTTACACCAGTTACACCTATATTTAGTAAAAAATATTTTTTTTATTTTCAGCTCTATATATAAAGAGAAGTAACTTTTGTTACCGATACATACTATTAGTTTTGAATTTTTTCCTAATTAGTCTTTGTACCTCACTCAAAAAGGTCTCCTTGCGAGGCGTGACCCGTGGGTCGAGGATATGGAGTTGCCATACTTTCATCATAGTCGGCTGGTTTTTCGAGCTTGCTTCTTGACGGCGGTATCCATTGAACTTCAGTTTTAAATTTTGGAACGTATCTTTGAGAGCTTTCCCAGATGAACCAAGCATAGCTGGTAGCTGTAGAGGCAGATGCAGACAGGCGTCCTTTAACGATTGGAACGCGCTCCGCGAACTGAGCGATAATTGCTGGAGGGTTTTGTTTAAATAGTCTTTCATAACGACCTACGCTTTCTATGAATTGTGTGCGAGCAAAGATAGCCGTAGATTCTTTAGCCAAGGGTAAGGCCTTGAGTATAAATTCTTCAGCTAGATTGAACGGCGGGTTAGTAATAATAAAATCGTACTGCTCATTGACGTCCGATGATAGGAAGTCGGCGATACGATCCTGACCATAATCGGCTATGTCACATGACATAACTTCGGGGAAATATTCTTCGAGGACCTTGGCCATATGTCCGGCTCCGCACGCTGGTTCCAGACAAGTATACTTAACAAAGTCATCGTTAGGTTGCTGCGGATAAATAAAATTTGGCTTAAGTATGTGTTCAAACAAAGCGCGGGTAGCCCAAGGCGGGGTAGGAAAGTAATCGAGACTATCGCTATCCTCGTGCCGTTGAGACATTACCGCGTGTGTTGTATTTTGTTCAGACATTTATAGGCACTACCCATTCATCACTATCTACATACCGAGCATCAGGGTATCTTGTTCTAATCTGATCTATCTCACAATCAAAACAAGTATACTCAACATCACATTGTATGCACTCTTGATTAGGCTCAATGCTATCATCGTCAATCGGCTTGTGATTATATACGGGCTTACCATCGTCATAATAAACGTCACATTGACTGCAAGTCTCAGGGACTTCATCATCTCCAAGCATGGAGCTGTAGATGTAGCCACAATCGGTACAGCTAAATCTACCTTCTTGTTCTCTAATCATTTTTGATCAACTCCCTTTTAACATTTACTAACTTAATAATTTTTTCTATTTCAGCTAACTTTTCTTTTTGTTCAGCCGCCATGTTTCTCAAAACATCAAGAGTGATATCTAAATACAACTTATCGTATCCTCTAGCCATCATCCCCTCCCAAATTAAACTCGTGGTACAAATTATGACAAGCGTCATCCAGAGCTTTGATATCAGATAGCATAAGATCATTTAGATCTCTTATAGTAAGCACAGCGCTATTCAAAGCTTCGTATGTATCGTGAACCGCTTGTATTTGTTCAGGCGTCATAGACCGTACAGCTTTCATTCTAATTTTTCTTTTCTTATCTCTTTCTATTTCCCAAGCTTGTTTTTCTTCTGTCATTTTCATTCTCCTATATAAAGTTTGGTGTGGACCGTCTTGAGGTTACGTCACTAAGATAAATGCTGAGATCTACCACAGTCCTGAACGAGCTAAACAGCCCACATATACAGTTATAGGATTTATCTTATACGCTTGTCAATAAAAAAAGCCCCGAAGAAACACGGAGGATGTTAAAACGGAGCTTTTATATCACATTATATAGAAGAGAGGAGTTTGAAGTTCTCTCAAATTTGTTATCGCATATAGTTATATACATTGTCAAACTATTTAACAGCATTATTCAACGAATTAATAACATCGTCTATGTTGGGCTCCTTGCCCCAAGGGTTATAAACACATTTGTACTGCTTCGGGCACCACGATTCGATCATCATTTCATATGTCTGGTTATTACCAATATAAATGCACGCCATCATGCCCGTTTTAGATTTAATTCTTTTCTTTAAACGACAGGTTGTAAGTTTTTTTTTTCGATTTTGCCCTGATGTATTTTTTGTTGAGTAGTATAATCCCTTGGTACATACTTATAACCATCAGCTTTAGCTCGTTTTACCCAGACAGAGGCTAACAAGACAGCAAACCCACCTATGATAACCACAACTACCAGCCAAGCGACGGCCTCTCCTATCTGTCTTCTCATCTGTTGTTGCTTATAAACAGTTTCTTGTCTTTGTTTTCTTATCTGCCCTTCCATTGCAAGAAGCTCTTCATATGCACTCGGCCCGTGGGTCATATTTAGAAATGTCTTGAGCTCGTACCTTTGCTCCTCAAGTTTCTTCTTGGCTGCAAAAGCAGAGAGAGCTGCTTCTTCAATAGATCCAGCCTTAAACAACTTACCAAACAGTGGAGGGTTCTTCGCTTGC